TATCAAACGAATTAGGCAAGAAAATCTGTGGAATCTGCGGAGGAATCTGCATACCAGTCATAGGATCAACAGTAGGCTGCATAATTTCTGGTGGCATCTGATCGCCAAGTTCAGAAATCATAATATTCTCACGCATAGCCTGTTGCTTATCCACCAAGAAGTCCTGCTGAGCATCCTGAACATCATTCATTTCAAGTAACTCAAACAGCATTTCAGGCGCAATAGCACCAAGTTTAAACAGATCAAGCAAGAAACTCTGCTTCTGCTGTTTACCTAGCGGGATCGCAGAACCGGCTTCAACACGGATATCTGTATTACCCCGGAGATCACTGCCCTTCCAAGCAGCAGCATCCACCATCTTATCTCTACCTACAATGCGGACAGTTCTGGGTAAATCCCAAAAATATACAACATATTTAAGGTAAAGACGCGCAACTTTCTCAATGAATTCTTCAACTGAAGACACAGACGCAGCGAGTTTAGACTCATCTTGCTCCTGTAGGTACGACAGAGCCGAATAAGCAGTCACCTGTGAAGGGTTCTGCCCACGAGAAATCTCGTGCTGACCCGAAACGTCGTCCATATCTTGCACAAGACGGTCAACTTCTTGAAGGACATAAGAAGGAAGCGACTGAATTGCCAGAGGCGTTGGGGGTGCTAATCCCGGTGTGTACTCGATAACCTGACCGGGTTCAGAAGTGATCTTCCGTGGATTGACCGAACCCTTTGCGGCGATAAGTTGAGGCTTAGCCATTAGGTTTTTGGCCTCAATAATTTGCGAGCGCGTGCGGTTCAATTCCCGTTGAAGAGGGATAAGGTCTGTAACGACAGAATCGCTATAGAATTTACCCGTCTGAACATGGTCAAATTTAGCGAATGGGTATTCACCATGAGGATAAGGGTAATTATCCACCCTCTGCACCATCTGACCACCAATAACAGTCAGCAGTCCTCCTTGAGGAAACAGTTTATGTCCACCCGGTTTAATCCAAACCTCATGACAAATAACTGAGTCCTTCTTCTGCGTATTACTCTCTATATTAATATTAAGATAACTGACATTAATAATTTCTTCCTGTGCAGTAGCGTTTGGCTGCACATTTACACCATAAGTACGTCTCACATAATCAATATTTTTTACTGTTGAATGAATAATAAATGGCTGTTCTTCAATCTCTTCAATCGTTAAATCAGGAATAAATAAGTGAAAGGGACTGACAACTTCTAGTTTGACAGCCCCTATACCATCTTCCGCACCCTGATCCCAATACTCCTTTAAATATGCATTACCACAAATAGTGCCCCACCATAGCGTGCGACGCATCAACTTGTGAATACCAAGATCACGATAAGCACTATTCCAGATCTGCTCTGCGGCGCGGGCGGCAGCCTTGTCCTGCTCTTCTCCAGATGCAGGCACTACATAAGCAGTAGGTCGCTGTGCTGTTAGTTTCGCAATCTCGGTACGGATAATCGGCCTGACTCGATTAACCACAAGTCTAACCCGCCACGGTGGGGCTTTTGGAGTCAAGAATTGGGCTGACCCAGTCAGGTTTGTCAGCCCCATTTTCTTAATGTATTGATTACCAAAGTAGAAAGCAAGGTTCATATACCACTGATTCTCAGTTTCAATCCGTGCTTGCTTGCACTTCTTAAACTGATCCTCAACCCAAGTAATGAGTGCTTTATCTTCCTTCTGCCGCATAATTGCTTTAAGCAGATCAGGAGTAAGCGCCTGAGCAGCGTCTACGCTCATAAGCCACTCCTAAGGTTGATTAAATCTTCCTCGTCGTACTCAACTTCACCGAGTTCGTGATTAGCAGCCACTGACTGCTGCCAAGCCAAAAGTTCCCTATCGTCTGTAGACATATACTCGTCGTTAGGTATATCTCTCAGCGTGGCAATTTGAAGACCCGACAGGGCGCCGATGTCCTTGGCGCGCACCTGATTAAGCAGGCTTTGGTTTGTCTCGGTTAAGGATCTTATCAACGAAATCTGTGTCTGGTTCAACTTTAAAAAGAGGAACACTAGGAGAACCATGCTCGTCAGGCAGATCACTGCTAGCAGAATCAATTCTGGCATCTAACAACCCCTTAGCAACCTGCAATGACCTATGCAACTTCTTATTGGCCTCATATAAATTATCATTAGCAGTCTGAAGTTCTTCAGCCCTATCAGGAGGGACAAAGCCTACAAAATCTGCAATTTCAGCGCAACAAGCCTGGCATAGGTAGCAAGCACCGAAGTACTCTAACTCGACTCCGAGGCTAGCGAAATACTCATCACCAGTATCAGGAACTTTACCGCATAGCAGGCAAGTTCCAGGATGAACAAGATACATCCCTTCAATTGCCTGCACGCGGCCCGCTGAATTAAAACGGATCATAGATATACACCAATCAGTTGATAAATGCTACCACAGAAAGTTAAACTAGTCAACTCATGTAAAAGCCACAACAGTTAAAACAATAACCATGACGAGGATAGCAATTAAAATGAAATCGCGGAAGTCCATTACCACAAACCACCCATCATATCGTCACCCTTCATGTACTCAGAATTCTGGTAGTGTCTGGCTTCATCAGCCCTTAACTCTCGGACTGTGAAGTCTCCACCATAGACTTTGGGCATACCATCAAAAAATACCAAGGGGTCTTCATGACGGTTGGCGTCAAAGAAGACGTCATCCAAGTTGGGTCGTGACATAAGGAAATAGCGTAGTGAGTCACAGGCGTGGTCATTTAGTTTATGGGGTTCCTCCCAGTTGTTGTATCTGGCGTTGAGTTTTTTACTGGTGTAGGTTTTCCACTTGTATCTTCCCATTTCTCGGATAAGATTCTTGCAATCTCTTGTGCATTGCCACATAGGCGCTCCGCCAGTGCGAGGCTTGAGATATCCGATGGTTCGCTCGACGCCTGCTTTAACATCATTGTTTGCAAGCATGAATGGTATACCAAACTTAATGTATTCTTGGAGGATTGATGTTCCTGTAATGGGATCGGTATTCTTAATTGAAGGGTCGGCAACAAGAATGGCAGGTACAATCCTGTGTGCTTTATTATATTCATGGATGGCTCTGGCATGATAACTTACCGTCTCTCCCGACAGGTAATGCTCATGGAAGGTTATGACTCGTCCTTCGGGTAATAAGGCGTGCCAGAGGGCGGCTGTAGGGTTATTGTAACCGTGGTCGAGGGAGATACCAATGGGTACGTTGCCGGGGAATCTAAGATTCTCTTTGTCAATAACGTGGAGTCCTCCGGGCTTGGGGTCAAATTTCTTATATATAAGACCTCCCATTTCGATGAATTTTCCATGTCCTCGGGCTTCTCGTTCGTTGTCGTCGAGCCCTTCAAGGAAAGATGTGACTTCACTCTGATTAAGGTAAGGATTCTCTTCCATGGAGATTTCAGTAACACTATAAGCAGGATCGCCCGCTTTACCTCTGAGGTATATTGCATCGTACACCCAACTCATTCCCTCGACAGGGGTCATAGAGAACCATTGGTGACCCCCTGTGTCGATCAGACGAGCCAAGTTCTCAGTGTAAATTACTTCAGGTGGTTCCTCGTCATAACTTACAAAGTGTCTTGAGGTTCCGGCGAACTTGTCCAAGTCGGACTCATAGGAGAGGAATTCAATAAAGGAGTCGTTGTTAAGCGTAAGAATTCGAGAGGCTCGATGATAACTTCGGTCCCAACTTCCGTCAATGAGAAACGAAGGTGGCATAAGTTGTTTAAATAAAGGAAGGAGAATCTTGTCGGCTCCATTGACAAAGTCCACCGTGTTAATGCGTCCTCTAGTTGGCTCATAGTCTCCAACCGGGATTTCGCGGTACGGATGTCTCTTGGTGAGCCAGTAAACGCACTCAGCAACATTTCCAAAACTTTTGCCAGATCGGTTACCTCCCACGTAAAGTCTAGTTTTTGCGGGACTACTATGGAAATCGATTTGCTTTTGATGGGGTTGATATCCATTGATATTTGGCGCTTTCGCTTGTCTTTTTAACTCTTCACCGATCTTTCGAAAGAAGTCCGATTCGGACGGTGCTACCCCCTTCACTGTGCCTCCTCTTCCATCGGATTCTCTCACGTTCAGGGCCTGTGTAACCGCCCCAAATACCTTCTCGAATGTGGTTTTCCAAAGCGTAATTCAGGCACGCTTCACGCACAGGACATTCCTTACAAATCTTTCTAGCCGCTCGATTATCACCAGTAAGCGTATTGACAGGGAAATACGATTCTGGATTAATCGAATTTTCGTAACAAGATGCTCCTTCTAATCTAGGCATTGCTGCTATAAATAGATATTCTCCTGCCAGAATCTGACCAACACTATTTCGATGCACAAACTAACTCCCAACTTGTAGCCCCCCTTAAAAACTAATAATATTGATGTTAGTCCAAGTAACTTGCCAACCAGTAGTACTTCCTACAGGTCTTATTGTTACATAAATTTTAGAACCAGCCAAGATTTTTCCTTTATATAAATAAGGTATAGCCCTAGTATTCCAACCACTTATTAATTTTTTAACAGGAATAGTCATAAAACCTTGTGCGCCGTCTATCCAAAGACTCATTTGAATTAAATTTTCTTGTCCTACTGTACCATGAGTAAAATCAGCATACCATTCTATTCCATAATATCCAGTGTTAGGAATTGTAAATTCAGTATGTCCACTAACAGTAGCAAATGGGATAGCAACCATACCGGCAGGTATTGCCACAGATGTTTCAAAAATTATTCCATTTTGTACGTCTGCTGTAAGAGACGTATCTGTATTTCGACTATTGTTAGTAAATCCAGACTTACCTGCAACACTTGTAATCACTTCACTTACAGGGATTTCTAAAAGTTCTTCATACTTATGTTTATGGTTTCCTGGTGCTGCTTGAGTAGGACCTTTACCAACAGTGTGATGCAACGCATCCCAACTTAAGTCCACATCTCCTTGGTGTACGTCTAATGGCTTACTCTCAAATGGCGATGTCACTAGCCGTGTCCTTTGAGTATACAAGTTCGCCCATATATGAAGGACCCGACAGCCGTGCCGCCTGTGCTGGGTTGTTAAGGGCTAGGATGTCGGCTCCTATTGCCTCCAATGTGGCCGGGTCTTTAACGTGCCGCTGAATTATCTCCACAATCTGAATCAACTTGTCGCTGCCGAACTGGTTGACATTGACCTCGACAGCAGCGCGCTCCCGCTCCCGGTAACGTCCAGTCATTGCGTTGAAGTACTTAATGGCTCCCAAGTCTCCACTGTTCACACGGTTAATCAAACTCATGTGTGCAACAGGCTGGTTCTCTTGCAGCAGGTTCTCAGCGCGCTCCAAGCAGTACGTTCGGTAAACCGGATCTCGCAACCACAAGTTGTAAGTGCTAGTAGGCACTCCGAGTTCGGTAAGTTTCTTAATGCGACTACGGGTATCCAGCACGTCCAGCAGAACATTGGCAACTGTCATTTGCTGTTCAGTAAGCGTCCGACCCGAAAACCCGACAGCCGTTGTGGTGTTGAGGACGTGCTCGGGTAACCCCCGCGCCCGCAACGCATCCGCAAATCGCGGGTTAGCCCAACTCTCCAAGTACAAGTCTTGGTCTAACTCAATACCTTCCGCAACAATCGCCTCGTAACTCGGCAGCGCACTAGTCTTCCAGTAGGCTTGTTCCAGGAAGCGGACTAGTGCGTATTGCTCTGTCGTTAACTTGCCTGCTGCTGGCGCAACTCCGCTGGTAGGCTGTCCGCTAGTTTCTTCCATCCTTCTTCCTCCGCAATCCGCAATACTCCTAGTTCAATCCGCTGCACGTCTTCCGAACTATAGTTAGCCGCTAAGAACCGCCCACTCTCAACGTATTCCACTAAGTCCCCCATAGCAGCCCTAATAGCATTGGACTGTGTATTAGGATCTTTATCATTCCGATAGACTACTGATGCTGGGATGCATAGTCCAACCGACAATTGGTACGAGTTTGGGTATACACCGCTCAGTGCCCCGAAGTGCCCGACAGCGCCGGCCCCTAACCCATGTGCCTGTCCAGTCCTAGCGTCCTCAGCAGGTAACCACTTCTGCCTAAGGGACCAATACTTCGTGTTGAAGTTGGTTACTGGTAGCCAGCGATCTAACCACTCTTGACGTTTGCGCCGCTGCTTATCGTAGTAGGCTTCGCACAAGATGTCTTTGTCGAACGCTTCCCATGACGTTAGGAGTGGTGTGTTTTGGGGAGGGTCCGGTTGCGTGTAAAAGGCTAGGAGGGCTACTGGAGGGGTGGGGAAGGTACATTGCTCTGCCTTCAACAGGTAGTTGATTGATCTACCTGTAAGGGTTGCTAGTTGGTTACGGGAAATTCCGTAGGAAATGCGAATGTCCTCGAACATTTCTAAAGTGTATCATATGAGTATACTCTTGTCAAGCCGATAAAAAATTTCAAAAATTTCAAAAATTTCACAGAGAAAAGCGGCAAAAATTTCAGGGAGAAAAGCATCACTACGTTGAGACATACGTGACTCGTTCCTCGTCACGACATGTCTCCACTCCGTTCAACTACCCACACCCACCCTGAGACACACCACACCCTAGCGGGTGAGGTGTGTCTGGCTGGAGAGTAGTGCCGCGAGTTAGGGCAGCCTACCCTAACCCATGCATGTAATGGGGGACAGGCTAAGTGTCCCCCATTATGTCCCCCGCTAGTGTCCCCCATTACGGGCCTCCCGATTAGGTTCCTGTCCGATTCTGGACTACGATTAGGGCATGCCCGAATCGCTTCCTCCCCCGCGCAGATGCTTCCGCGCGCCTAGGGGTTAGTCTCGCGCGCATCCGCACCTTGACAATTCAATAGCGATAGCAAGAAAGGCAAGGCTATTGCCATGCCTTACATTCCCAATTGATAAAGGATATCAATATGTCAAGCAAGATCGTTCGCCTTACCGTTATCGGCAAGGCACGCACGTTGTCCATGTCCGAGCGGGTCGCCGCTGCCAAACTCGCACGCGGCGCGGCAGTCACGGAACTAGTGTGGCCGCGACAGACTCCCTACTACGGGTCTGATAAGGATGTCCGTCGCGCGCACTATTTCGATGCGCTCTCGGCAGCCGACAGCATGGCGGATAAGATCGCTACCGCCATCGCACGCGGGTATGACGTGCACGTCACGATTGAAAGCGGCGCCATCCTCACAGGTAATGTCGTGCCCGGCGATAAGAAGGCCAGCACCTACGCGAACGTAATCGCACCTGATCTTCTTCGCGGTGTGTGCGAGTTGGCAGCCGATGTCACAATCGCAGCGGGTTCCGAGGATCCGCGCGAGTACATCGCAGACTAGTCGAGTTGATTGGCTAGGGACTACGGTCCCTAGCCTTTCATCCCCACTAGATAGGATGAAACAATGAGCAAGCATATCTATGTGTTGGCTAACGGCCAGCATGTGGCAGTAACCCGAAAGAATGGCAAGATGATCATTCACCACAATATGGGAGACATCATTGTGGACGAGCCGAAAGATAACGAAAATGACTGACGCATGGTACGATGACGAGATTCCTGAACCGTGCGATTGTGCATGCCGTCGGCATTACATCGGTGATGAATGCGGGTCCATCACCTACGTGATGGATGGTGTAGCCAAGGAGTGTTGCTAGTGGACTAGGGTCCACCCCTTCGG